GCCAGACCCAGGTTTTCTTCGGGAACCCGTAATGATGGTGTGATTTACGGTCTGTAGGTTGGGGCCGCCGGTAATTTGACTGTCCACCCCATTAGTTTCTAGGATGCCCCCCGCAGTATTGCCATCAAAAGTCACCGTATTGACAAGGGTGCCGTTGTTGCCCCTGCCACTCAGATCGTAAAGAACTGTGCCTGTACCGGAGTAAGATTGACGATCAGACACATCCCAGAGCATGACCAGGCCATCTGTGGGGATAGAAGGTCCAGCGTGAACACTCATAAGCCGAACCTCCCTCGCAGGGCATTGAAGTTTTGCGTTATTTCCGCGGCCGTCAGGGCGCGGTTGTAAAGGCGGGCCGTGGCGATCCGTCCGTTGAAGCTGTAACTGCCGCCGCTAAAAGCGCCAATCTGAATGGAGTTGGTGGCAGCAGATACGGAACCAGTCAGTCCGGTGACGGTGCGATCCACCACACTATTGACATAAGTCGTTATGGTGCCTGCTGTTAGGTTGAGAACTGCGACAACATGAGACCAGTTGTTGAGTGCCAGAGTCGTCAAGCCATCGTGGTATCCGGCACTATTGAGTCCATAAAAATAAGTACGAAGAACTCCCGAGTTCTTTAGTTCCAGATAATACGCACCGGGTTTGGCAAGAATGAATCCGCCCCCACCACCGCCGTTCGGGAAGGAGGTTGGATAGATAATGGCTTCCAGAGTCATGGAGCCGGTCAAACGATGGGCGGTGTTGTCAGGGATGTTCGTGTAATGATTGGATGCAGCCGTATAGGCGTGATAGCCGCCGTTACCGTTGACAAATGATGGGCCGTTGATCTGGGTGGCGTTCAGCCCGTTGCCGCTCAGGTCGTTCCAGGCAGTACCAGAGCCGGTATAGCTTCGGGGATTTGCGGCATCCAGACAGACAATGAGTCCGGACACGGTCGGGCTAGGGGAGTGTGCGAGTCCCATTAGAGTCCGAACCTCCCACGCATGGCATTGAAGTTCTGTAATACTTGATCTGCGGTAAAAACTATGCCATTATTGATCTGTAAATTGGCAAGCTGACCATTCATATACGGATAGTCCGCTAAACCACCGCCGATCAGAATAGTTCTGCCCGATCCAGAAAAATTATTTGCTGCACTCGTGCCCGTATGAGCTTGTACGCCATTTTTGTAGGTGGTGAAAGTAGTGCCTGTTTTCGTAAAACAATAATTAAGCCAAGTCGATGTGGTGGCAGTTGATCCGGTTATGATGTTTCCGCTTGAATCAAAAATACCCAAGCCAAGTGATGGGGCGTAATAAGCAATAGCAAAATAAGAAACATAATTGGAATTATAAGCGTTATAGCTGGTTAAAATAATCTGGTTGGTGACCACGGACAAATTGATCCAAAAACTAACGCTGAACGCACCAGTTCCAAAAGTCAACAAATTGGAAGACGATGGGATCGTGCAGTAAGTATTGCTGCCGTTGAAAGAAAGACGCCCACCATTTGAGCTGCTGAAACTCGGACTGTTGACCAAAGTGGCGGTGTTGCCATTGCCACTCAAATCACTCCAGGACGAACCGCTGCCTGGATAACTCCTCGTATTTCCAGCATCTAAATACAAAGACAAATTGGTTGTGACAACGCTGGGGTTGTAATTAGTTGCCATCTGGCTCCACCTCCAGCTTGGCAATATCTTTACGCGTTGCGTAAACAATAAAGTCGCAGCAAATCTCTCGGTCAGACTCTACGATGACCTTCTCGGCGTTGGCGTCAACGACGAAAAGGTTGGGTTGGGGGCGCTTACGCGCAGTCAGGTTGACCGTGATACTGTCTGGATCAACCAAATCCTTCCAATAGTCCGGAAGGATAATCTCGTTCTCACCCGTCAGGGTGCCCCGGAAGTAGACGCCGTTTTCTGGACCTTCCAATGAGGCGTAGCGGAGCTTCTTGCCTTCGGCGGCCTTGGCAGGAGTCGGGTGGGGGATAAGGAACGACTTGGTCACAGCGGCGAAGTTGCCGTTGGCGTCCATGTAGGCCAGAGCGGTGCCGCTGTTGTTCTGCCATTCAGTAAGGTTGGCCGTCTGCGAAGCAGCTGCCTTCACCACCACCGTCTTCGCCGATGTCGATTGACTCAAGAACTGCGAATCGCCATACACCTCAAAGCGCGAGGTCGGAGCGGGGATAGTTGCATAACTTCCGGCTGTGATCTGGAAAGCGGAAGTATTGAATGCAGTTCTGCCGGTAACACCAAGGGCGTTGTTGCCCCAAATAATGTTGCTGTTTTTCAGCCACATTACCTGAGCGTTGACAGAATCAGCCCAGGTAGTCCAGTTACCCATACGGATACCTGATCCAGTAGCCACATCTAGGTTCAAAAAGGCTAAAGCATACAAACTAGCTTCAACTGAACCAGAGGACCAAGTAAAAGAGGCTACGGTGGCGTTATCCGATGGGCGTTTGAGGTAATAACCAGAGTTGCCTGAACTGTAGTGAACAAAAGAAGTTGTTGAATAAATATCGCCGTTGCTTGCGACATAACTTAAAGCTGTGCCGCTGTTGTTCTGCCACTCTGAAAGATTGGCGGTCTGCGAAGCAACCGCCTTGATAATCTGGCCCTTGGTGCCGGTGGCTCCGGTATCAACCTGGAGTCTCGCCCCGGGCGAGACATTACCGATCCCCACATTGCCTGCTGACGAAAAATAAGCCGTAGTAACGGAGTTACCCGACCCGGTATTTATATGAAGATTAGAGTTGTTGGTTTTTAGCGCAATATCGCCAGCGACTGTCTGGCTTCCGTAATTGGTGTTCGCCCCAACATAACCCAAAATAACCTTGTTGGTTCCGGCTGCATACACACCGATGCCGCCGTAGCCCGAAGTGACATTGGCGACGATGTTGGCATCAACACTGGCTGCGTCTACCTGAAGCTTAAAGGACGGCGAAGCCGTGCCGATACCGACATTACCCGAAGAATCAATCCTCATTTTTTCGGCATTGTTCGTATAGAAGGTCATGCCGATAGGGGTGGAGGTTCCCCCTTGGTTGAGCCTGAGTTCGCCAGTACCCGAGCTATTGTTTATCTCAAAGACATAACGATCATTGCCTGTCGTTGATTTGAATCCGATAGTGCAGTATTCGCCGTCCCCCGAACCGCGTTGAAAGCCAATCTTGCCAGCCGAAGCACCAATGGACAGATTGTTGCTCGGCGAAGCCGTGCCAATTCCGACATTCGTGCCATTGTCGTAGACAATGCTGTTGCCAAGCGTCTGCTGGCTCGTGAACTTCGGATGATAACCGGCGGTGCCGGAGATGCCGAAGGGCTGGCCGATTGGCCCGAACTGCACGCTGTTCAGAGACGCATTCTGCGTGTAGAAGGAGGTGTCAAAATACAACGGGTTTCCCGTTGACCTTGCTACCGTTCGCTGAAGAACGCCGTCTTTCCAATAGCGAACATTCTCACCATCGTAAGTAATTGACAAGACAGTAGAAGTAGTATATGTGCCATAATTGCTGCCAATTTGGGCATTATTTTCATAAATATAAAGATTGCTATTTCCCTCAAAATACCAAGCGTAATCCAAAGAGCTATAACTTGCGTTTGCGGCCGGATCACTGTTCAGGCCGAACATAATGGCACCGTTTGTCTGCGAGGCTCTGGCCGCGCAGTAAACATTTTTCGTGTAGCCTTCGCTTGAATAAACCTGCGAGTCCCAAGCAGCCGTAGCGGTTGTCTTGGTAAAAGTTCCCGTTGAGGGATTGCTGACCCCACTCAAATTGGGAGTCCAATAATTATTCCCGAAGATAGTGGTTGTGGAGTTAATCGTCCCGTAGGGCGTGAACGACGAACCCGTGAAGGCTCCGGTGGGGCTTACCGCCGCAACCACGGTGCCGGTGCTGTCTTGCCACTCCGTCAAGTTCGCAGACTGCGTAGCTGCGCCCTTGACGATTAAACCTCTGGTCGCAGACGACCTAGTGGCGGCATAAATTGTGGCATCGGCAGGTATGGCCGTTGTTGAAGTGCCAGGAGTTATGCAGAAGCGCCCAAGTTGATCAAAGAAAGCGTAGGTGGCAGCTATGCCGTACCTAAATTCATGGCAGTTGTAGTTACCATTCCCGCCTACTTTGCTGATAACCGTGCCGTCTCTCGTACCGCCGCCGCTATCTCCACCTCTTAAGAATACGTCTCCACCGTTGCCAGCTGGGCCGTACCCACCCCATAAATATACGGTGCCGCCATTACCTGAAGTGACACCATCGCCACCACTTAGCCGAATTGCCGCACCTGCCCCAGACGTGGTCCTAGCTAGAGGACCTATATTCACTTGACTACCAGCGCCGTTGCCTAAGTAAAGATTATCGCCGTAAACATATGATGCGGTAGTAGACGTGTTGCCTAAAACAGTAGTGTTTGCGCCTTTGCCAATTGCTTGGTAACCGATAACAATGCTGTTGCTGTCGGAATTATTGAACCCACGACACAGCGTGCCAATGTAAATGCTGTTGCTAGTAGTCGTGAGAGCAGTGCTGCCGTCTGCTTGGAAATAACCTGCGTCAGCACCTACGGCAACATTGTTTGCGCCAGCAACTTTATTGTAAAGAGCTTCCCATCCTATAAATGTGTTGTAGTTGCCTGTGTTGCTATTGCCAGCCGTTGAACCCAAAACTGTATTGCCTGTTCCAGCTGGTCCTGCGCCAACACGAACACCATTAAACCAGGCTTCGCCGGATGAATTGACATAGCTCAGCACGGTCCCCGTGCTGTCTTGCCATTCCGACAGATTGGCCGACTGCCCCAAGAAAGCCTTGATGATTTGGCCTTTGGTGCCGGTTGCTCCGGTGTCTACCTGGAGCCTTGCTCCAGGAGAAGCATTTCCAACACCAACATTTCCACTGGTAGTAGCAACAAGAACATTGTCACTCCAAGAACCATTTATTCTACCGGAAATAACAAAATTGTTTGTTGTTCCTTCCCGCATTATTCCCCAATAAGGGGTTGTGCCAACATCAAATCTAATTCTTTGAAAATTTGCCGTACTGTCTGTATCAAGAATCATGCTGGCGTATAAGCTATCGGAAATTGGTGGTTGACCAGCATGATATATGTGTAATCTGGTGTCAGGACTTGCTGTGCCAACGCCAACATTGCCTGAAGTATCGATAGTCAACTTCGGCGTCAAACCACCACCACTATCCCGTGTGATCACTTGGAATTTGCCTTGTGGCACGCCAAGAGTGGTGTGGGTTAAGTTGTTGAAGCCAATTGCGCCAACCCCATAAAGAGTGGAGTTGGTTGTGGCCGTATTAAAGCCAATGGCAATACCGTTGCCAGCGGTTGTGTTACTGTTGTTTACTGACAAACCTAAAGCGTTGTTAGAACCAGACTCTAAGTTAGAAGCCGAATTTGTAATACCGCGAATCGGCTCATAAACATTTGCGCCTACGACATCAAGGCGACCCAAAGAAGAAGTTGTTCCTATACCAACATTGCTTCCGTCATCATAAACGAGACTATTTCCAAGTGTACTAGCACCCGTGAACTTGGCGATGTAATTGGTCGTGCCACTTGCAGATGCTCCTGCGCTGACCGTTGTCCACGAGAGAGTGCCGCTTCCGTTCGTCGTCAGAACCTGGCCGTTGGTGCCATCGGCGGTGGGGAAGACATACGGGTAGGTTTCCCCGTTGACGCGCCACTTCGACGAGGTCGAATCGTAGATGGCCTGGACCATGCGGCCCGGGCCGAGAACGACATCCCCGCTCCCCTCATTGATGAACTGATTCGCAGCCGTGCTGGTCTGGCTGTGCTTGAGGGTGATGTTGAACGAGCCGACATTGTAGAGCCAGATCAAGCGACCATCGACATGGGAGCCGGTGGAGGGGGGCGCAATGCCGGTCACTGACAACGCCGACGAGGAAGAGAGGCGCTGGAAGGCAGAACCCGTCAGGACAAGGTCGTTGGTCGGGTTGGTGGACAGAGCCGTGGGCGTGGAAGAGGTGTAAGCCAAAGAGCCGCCGCCAGTAGAAGCGTTGCTAACACGGATTTGGCCGACCGATCCGTAGGTAAGACCAACATCACCCCACCAATTTATAACACCGTCATTACGAAGGTAGATATACCCCCAGTTATCATAATTCTGGCTATTCGAATTGCCTAATCCGACATAATTATTGTAAGCAGAGCGTATCTTTCCACCAGTATCAATATAAAACCTGCTGAATAAAATAATGCCGCCTAAACCACCGTCAGCCGACAGAGAAGCTCCGCTATAGTCCTGTGTCCAAGTGAAACTTCGGTTGTAGGCTGATTCAGTAAGCTTTAATATTGTACTGCTACCAGTACCTTTTATTTGAACAAAACCATCTCCACCAGTAGTTACTTGAGAACCAGGCTGAAGGATGATGCTACCGCCAGCCCCGCTGGTGTTTGCATTACCGGCCTTGATCTGGACATCATCACCCGCCCCCGACGAGGTTTTGTCCTGGGCTGCGATTACTCTAGTTGCCATTTGTCAAACTCCAGATTAGGCCAAACCGCTACCCAGACCGCTGCCGCCGCCACCACCGCCACCGCCGCCCGCAGTACCGACACGCACCAGGGAGACCTTGGACTGCCAGTAGATGGTCTTGCTGGCCTCGCCCGTGCAGGAAATCTTCAGGGCGTTGTTGGCCGTGTCGGCTGTTGCCGTCGCCGCCCAGTTCGCCGCCCCCGTGTCGCGGGCATCGATGTCCTGCGAGGTCGATCCGACCATGGAGGTCGTGCCGCCCGAGGAACGCTTGATGACCCCCGTGAAACGGGTCGCAAAGCTGTCACCTACCGTACCCGAGACGCCACCCGTCTGGGTGCCCAAAACCCTGGCTTCGTAATACCAAGTTTCGCCATTGGACAGGCTCATGCGAGTGCTGGAACCGTCGACGAACAGATCGACCGGCGTGGCCGAGGTCGAGGTGTTGTAGGGGAAGAGGTCGGTGTTCTTGGAGTTGTTGGTGCCGATCCAGCGGTCGAACTGGCGGACGGGGGTGCCGGATGCCCCGATGCCGACATAGTTGTTCACCGACGGCGTGATCTGGCTGACCACGATTCCGGAGGCGAAGGTCTTGACGCCGTTGACAGTCTGGGTCGTGTTCAGCGTGACATAGGTCGAGGACAGGTCGGGGATGTCCGACGCCGACAGCGAACCGGAGGACAGGTTGGTGCCGTCGCTCTTGAGAATGCCCGAGGCGAAGGTAGTCTGACCCGTACCGCCGTTGGCGATGGGGAGCGTGCCCGTGACCGCCGAGGTGCTGGCGAGGTTGATGGCTCCGAAGGCGGGCGCACCACCACCGGAAGGGACGCGCAGCACTTGGTTGGCCGTGCCCGCAACCGTGGCCTGGATAGCCGAGGTGCCGTTGCCCAGCAGGACGCCGTTGCTGGTCAGAGTGGTAGCACCAGTACCACCATTGCTGACGCCCAGCGTGCCAGAGATATCAGTTGCTGGCACGGTGGACGAGGCGGTAAGGGCGCTGGCCCCGTTGCCTTTCAGGTAGCCCGTCAACGTGGAGAAGATCGGGGCGGCCGAAAAGGTCTTGATGCCCGAGATCGTCTGGTTGCCCGACAGGGTCACATAGGTGGCCGAGATGTCGGGAATGTCGCTGGCCGACAGCACCCGATATTGCAGGGCCGTGCCACCTGAGTTGACCGCCAGGAACTGATTGGCCGTGCCGATGGTTGTCAGGCCGGTGCCACCGTTGGTCGTGGTGACCGGGGTGATCAGCGAGATCGTGTTGCCCGACTTGGTCAGACCCGTGCCGGCGGTGATCTGGCCTGCACCGGAGAACTGTGCCCAGGTCAGGGCGGTGGTGCCGAGGACATAGCCTGCGCCGGGGGATTGCAGCACCCAGCCCGTGGTGGCGTAAGCATTGCCTTCTTCCACGAAGACGAACGCACCGCCGTTGAGCTTGGTCGTGCTGTCGGCGTCCGAGGCCCGCGTCATGGCCGAGGCAGCGCCGTTCCAGACATAGATGCCGTTCTGGCTGGCGGTCGTCTGATCCTTCACCAAAACACGGTCGCCCGACGACAGAGAGATGCTGTCAATCGATGCGCCGGGGGAGGACAGGTTCAGGTTGGTGGTGGTCGCCACCCGGACGGAGTTCTTCGGGTCCAGCCCCTGACTGACGCTATCGACATAGTTCTTCGTCGCCCCATCCTGTGCGTTGGTGGGGTCGGCAAGATTGGTGATCTTCTGACTGTTGAAGCTGACGGAGGCGGTGGGGGCCGCCATCTGATCCAGCCTGCTGGTCCTGACCTGCGTGTCGAAATCGCTAATCTTAGACGCAGTCAACGTCGGGATGTCGCTGGCGATCAGCGTGATGAAGCTGAGCGTGCCTGACCCGTTGGTGGACAGCAGCTGGCGATTGGTGCCGTCCGCTGAGGGCAGGGTCAGCGAGACCGAGCCGGAGGAGGGCGCCTTGAGGGTAATTGACCCGGATGGACTCTTATCAAAATTAATTGGCACGGCGCACCTCGACTGTCTTGACGGCGGCCACCCAGCGGATGGACTTGGCGGACTCGCCGGTTACCAGAATGCTGATCGCCCCATTGGTCGTGTCCGTGCTGACGGAAACATCCCAGGGGACTTCGGACTTGGATATGCTGGTCTTGCTGACGCCGCCGATGAGGATGTCGACTGTCGCCGCCCCGGTGTTCCGGAAGGCGACCCCCTCAAAGCGGAACGCCGCCCTCTCTCCGATAGCATCTTCGCGCTGTGCGCTTACAAGAATATCAAAGAGATAGGTTGCGTTATCAGGCATTATCACCTGATTGCTGCCAGTCACCGCCTGCCCGTCCGTCGTCAACTTCTCCGGGGTGGCCGACTGGGTCAGCTTGTGGACGACATAGAGGCCGCACCGCGTGTTTGTTGAGCCGGTCAGGAGCGGTCCTTGCACACGCAGGTCCGATCCATCTGTAAATACACCTGTGGCTCCCGCCAAAAATCCCGAGGCGGCATATTGGACGGCCCCGTCAACCCCCTGCGCTCCGGAGGCTCCGGCGCTGCCGCCCGAGACCATCCACCGGGAAATAGCCGAGTCGTAGACCAGGTCCAGGCTGGTGTTGGGGGGGACCTGCAAGGTCGAGCCGTTGGCGGCGTTGCCCGTCAGACGGATGCGACTGGAGGCGACGCTGAGATTCCCCTCCTGGAGGATGGCCAGGTTGGCGGTTCCGACATTGAACAGGCTGACCTTCCGGCCGTCGGCGTGGGCGCCACCGGAGGGAGGGGCGATGCCGGTCAAGGTCGTGAGCGCCGTCACATAGAGGCGGACATAGGAAGCCGCCCCGATGGCGAGATCGTTGGCGTTGCCACCGGCCAGCGTGAAGGTGGACGACGGCGACGAGAAGGAGCCGCCCCCGGACACCCCGTCGGTGACCTTGAGGATACCCTTGTTGGCCCGTTCAATCCCCACATCAGGACTGCCCGAGCCGGACAGGGCCAGCGTCGAGACCTTGCTGGGCCAGAGCAGTTTCGGGTTGACGAGGTCGAACGATGCGAAATCGTCCCGGTGGATGCCCTGCGACCCCGTGACAAACAGGCCGGTGGCGTGGAGGGGGCCGTCGATGCCGACAACCGCCCCCGTGGACAGGCTCTTGCCGACATGGACGGAGCAGGCGACCGAGGTGCCGCTCTTCAGCAGCAGCGATTTGCCCGTGCCCGACTCGCCCGCCGCCAGGATGGCCGTGTCGGTGTCGAAGGCGAAGAAGGCGTCGGCGCTGACCGGGGAGGTGCCGCCGGAGGCGACCAGATAGACGCGCCCGTAGTAGCTGGACGGGTCGCCGCCGGGACCACCGGCCTTCTTGCCGGGGACCAGCAGGATATGGCCGCCGACCCCCGCCGAGGTGCGGGCCGGGCCGATGATCGGCAGCGAGTTGCCGCCCGTGTCCACTGACTGGTCGAGGCCGTTGCGGATCAACTGGAACAGCCGGGAGCGGTTGGCAGGTCCGCCCGTGATCGTCGAGACCACCCAGTCGCTGTTGGCTGGCGTGGCGTCGTTCAGCTGGTCGATTCTTTTGGCCATTAGGCGGTCACCTCCGTGATCTTGACGGTGGCCACCCAGCGGATCGTCTTGGCAGCCTGGCCGGTGACATTGACAACCAACCGCCCGTTGGTGGCGTCGGCCACGACATTGCAGTCCCAGGCGTCGGTGACTTTGGCGACCGTGGTCTTGCCGACGGTGCCGACGATGGCCGTGGTGGCGGCGGTGGCGTCCCGGGAGATGCAGCCGGAGAAGTGCCAGGCCCCGTGTTCGCCGGTCGTGTCCGTCCTGCGGGCGACGACGCTGATGTCGAAGTGGAAGGTGGCGTTGTTCGGCAGCACGAAGGTGTTGGAGTTGCTGGCGGCAGCCCCGTCCAGGCTCAGTTCGGTGGTGGTCGCCGTGGTCGTTGAAAACCGGAGAAGACCGACCCTGTGCTGGGCGTCTCCCGTCGCCGCAAAGTTGCCGTTGGCATAGGCGCTACAGGTAACCGACCGGGCGGTGGCCCCGGTGCCGACCACGAGCAGGCCGTGTTGGTTGAACGGAACGAGCTTGAGGACGGTGCCCGATTCGTTCTTCGTGAACAGGACGCCGTCTGCCGTGTTGATTGCCAACTCCCCGGTCGAAAGAGAACCCGCGGCGGGGGACACCCCTGCCGAGGTGTTTCTCTTCAGCCGGATCAGATTGGGCATTAGAAGCTGCCGCCATCAAGGGTGCTGTTGGGGTCGAGGTAATCGGTCCCGGCGGTGGCCGCGCTGATGGCGGATGTGCCGTTCCCCTTGAGAATACCCGTCAGGGTGGTGGCTCCGGTGCCGCCGTTCGCCACGGCCACGGTGCCGGTGACATTAGCGGCGTTGCCGGAGATGTTGCCGGTGATGTCGGAGCCGGGGATGGTCGAGGAGCCGGTGAACGCCGAGGTGCCGTTGCCCTTCAGGTAGCCAGTCAGGGTCGACGCGCCCGTGCCGCCGTAGGAGACGCTGACAACCGTGCCGTTCCAGGTGCCGGTGGCGATCGTGCCGACCGTGGTGATGGTGTTCTGGCCGGCGTAGGTGCTGGCGATGTCGATGGAGTCGGCGTTGACAGTGATGCGATTGGCGGTGCCGACCACATCGATGCTGTTGCCGGTCTTGGTCAAGCCGGCGCCCGCGGTGATCTGGCCGGTGCCCGAGAACTGGACGAAAGTCAGGCTGCTGGTGCCCAGCACATAGCTACCAGCCGGTTTTTGCAACACATAACCGGCGCTGGAATCGGAACCTTCCTCGACGAAGACGAAGGCGCCAGCGGTCAGGTTACTGGTGCTGTTGGCATCAGAGGCCCGGGTCAGGGCGGTGGCCGAGCCGTTGTAGATGTAGATGCCGTTCTCAGAGGCCGTTGTCTGGGCCTTGACCAGCACGCGGTCGCCGGACACCATCGTGATGCCGTCGATGGTCGCCCCGGGCGAGGAGAGGTTCAGGTTCGACTGGGTGGCGACGCGGACGGAACCCTTGGGGTCGAGTCCCTGCGCCGTGGAGTCCACATAGTTCTTGGTGGCGGCGTCCTGGGCGTTGGTCGGGTCGGCCAGGCTGGTGATCTTCTGGCTGTTCAGGCTGAGCGACGACGAAGGAGTGGCCATCTGGTCGAGACGGCTGGTGCGGACCTGCGTGTCGAAGTCCGAAATCTTGGAGGCGGTCAGGGTCGGGATGTCGGAGGCGGCCAGCGTCGTGCCCGAGGTGATCAGACCCTTGCTGTTGACGGTGACCTTCGTGTAGGTGCCCGCCGTGACGCCCGAGTTGGCCAGCGTCAATGTGATGGAGGTGGTGCCGGAACCGGTGGCGTCCCCGTAGACATTGATCGTCTGGTTGCTGGTGATATAGCCCTGGTTACGCACCCAGGCGGTGGTGGCGACCTTCGTGCTGTTGTCGTTGGCCGTGACGGTCAGGGCGGTGGTGGTGCTCTGAAAATCGATCGTGCCGGTGAAATTGACGGCCTTACCGAGAGTGGCCGTGCCAGCGCCCGACAACGGGAGGAAAGCCCCTTCGCCCGCAATGGCGATGACCGAGCCAGCTGTTCCTCCAGCCCCGCCCGTACCAAAACCGTAATAGAGGACCTTGTCCACCTCGTTGAAGGCCAACTCGGCGTTGTAGAGCGAGGACGGAGCACCGGCAGCACCCGAAGTCCTGCGCTTGATTCTGATCGTGTTTGCCATGACTACCAGTTGCCTCCGTCAAGAATGTGTTCGTTCATCCACTTCTGATCGCCAGAGCGGTACATGAGGACGTCGTTACCCGACGGGGCCACCACCTGAACGTCCGTTAAGCCAGCAAGGGTCCTGCCCACGGGGGGGATGAGAGGCAGGAGGTCGGCGGGGACAAACTTGCCGGAGGAGGAATCGAAATAAACGACTTGGCCAGACTGCGGGACACCGCTAAAGTCATCCTGATCCTGGATGCGGGTGACTATCCGGTAGGCGTTCATTCTGCACGGTCCTCCACCGGAATTTACACCTTATAAAGGGCAAGGGCAGCCTTGCGGCTGCCCTCGCGTGGGTTCCGTTGTCGGACCTGTTGTTACAGGGCGCCCAGCAGAACGCGGCGGTTGTCGAGGATCGAGAAACCGTACTCGCCGAAGCCATAGAAGCCGGCGCGACGCTGGCGATGGAAGGTGGGGTCCTCGAACACCTCGA